GAACCAGCACCCGTCATCCCTGATAAATATGGAAGTAAAATATTAGCTGGCACTTGATTAAATCCACCATTGCCATCAGGGACTTGCATCATTTTCCCAGCCAACAAATCACTAAGCTTTCCTCTCTGGTCTTTTATTTGGGTATCTAATGCTGTCCTTGCGTCAACTTCACCTACCTTCGCTAAATTTAAACTTTTATCATTAGCTATATTTTCTAATGCACGAATATCCGTGCCACCAAGACCAGCCTTAATCTGATTTGCCAAAACGGGGTCTAAATTTGCTAATCCATCAACAAGCCTTGCTTCAGCATTGCTTGCCCTTGTATCCTTACCAAGATTAAACTTTGCAGACGAATAATCCTCGCCACCTTGTAAGGCTCTAGTCAAATCTTCATTACCAGCAACACTTTTCATTAGAGCGTCATGCTCATCAATGCCAGTTTGCAATGCTTGGTTTTTAAGTGTTTGGCCTCTTGATCTTTGACCATAGAATTGTCCAAGAGCTTGCTGTCTTGGATCACCGAATACAGCACCCCCCAAGGCGGAAGCTAAATCTGAAAATGGATTATTGTTTGGCATAATGTTTCCCTAGCGAGGTATTAGATTTCCGAATTTAAAAGTTGGCGCAGAGTCTAGCCACCTAGCACCAAATTGCTGATGTTGTGTTGGTGCGTTAAAAAAAGGGGTGTAATTGGTTGGATTTACTGGAGCGAAACCTTGCATGGCACTCCCACCAGTTTGACCTAACCAGTTTCCGCCAGTTGATGATAGATCACCAAGAGAAGCTATTGTAGGATCAGCAGCAGATAAGGAGGCTGATGAACTTCCAACAGCACCAGCTCCGCCAGCACCAGCAGCACCAGCAAAACCAGCAGCCATTCCGCCAGCTTTTAAAAGATTAGCCATTAAAGGGCTAGTTTTAGGAGAATGAGCAACCCTAGCCTGATCTACCGCAAGCTGTCCTCTTGCATCCGTTCTCAAAGTATTTAAAGCCTGATTAAGATTAGAATATTCTCTTCCTGTCTTAACAGCTCCGCCAGATATCCCAAGGAAATTAGCGAGGGTTTGATTTCGATAAGCGTTATCTTGTTTTTCTTTTATAGCATTGTCACGGTCAAGTTTTTGTTTTGCAGCACTAACCTTCCCGGCAATACCAAGATTAGGTTTGCCCCTTCTAATTGATTCAGCACCTCTAACAACTTTCTCAATTGACTCAAGAGCTGTGTCACTAGCCTCATTTCTACGGCTCTGATCTTCTTCCGCACTAAACTTTTTAAGGTTATTCAAAAGCTTTTCTTGTGTTTGTTTACTAAACCGATCTTGATTTGCAAACAACGCTTGTTGCCTACTCCTTAAGGCTCTAGCGTCCTTTTTGGCATCCTGACTAGCTTTAATTGTTCCAGCAACCGTCAAAGCGAGTCCTATTAAGGCGTATGGTATTGGCATTTTTTAATTCTCCAATTAAGAAGCGGTTTCCACACCACTATTACTAGAACCACTACCAAACAAAGTGCTTGGAGTAGCATTTTGGAAACCAGAACCAGATAACCCAGACCTAATTCCTTGATTAAAATTCCTACGCTCAACAATATCCTTAAAAAGTGTTCCTACATCTTGAAATGCGTTAGGTAATGTCTGAGCTTTAGCGTTTTCAACTGCCCGATTAATAGCTGCATTTTGCCCACTAGATGCCTGATTTAATAAAACACTTTGTTCGGTATCCGCTTGCGCCTGTGCAATTAAATTATCTAGCAAATTTTGTTGACCACGTTCAGCCTCACCTCTCGCAACCAAAGCTTTTTGGCTAATATCTCTTTCTGTTTCAGCCACCCTTTCCCGTAGCCTTCTGGCAGCATCAGATTGAGCAGAACCACCAGACAACCCACGCCTTGCAATAGCAAACTTTAATTCTCTTTGAGCGTTCCCTGTATCTTTTTGAAACTCAGGAAGAAACCGTTGCTGGACTTTGGCTTCAACGTCATCAAGAGCTTGTTGTCTTGGAACTGTGATCTTTCCCGTTGCAGGATCAAGAAACAAAGCATTGATTGCACTAACGCTGCTATCTACCCTAGCCTTCCTTGCCGCTTCTCTTTCGGCAGCTCCACCATCTCCTCCGCCACTTGAACCACCCATTTCTACCTCACTTTCCCGTATATAAAACAGTTTTCACCATTACTAAAATAACCATTTAAACAACCCTCTTTTTCAAGCCCCATGTGCTTCATCCAATCATGCCCGTTTTTACGGGTTTCTCTAACATAGGCTTGCACCCTATGGCACGAATGGTTTAAAAACATAACCTCAATCAAAATAGAAGTTAAACAAACTAATTGCCCCCAATCTCTATTTCTGATTTTATTAGTTGCGACAAACCATAATGTCGCAACCCCAGGGCTTTCGTAATACGCTCCTCCAATAATAATTGGATCATCATTTTTATTTCTGACTGTAAATTGTTCACCATTTCGTCTTAAAATATCCCTAACTATTTCTTCTTTATTAATTCCCGGTTGCCTAATAGTAAATTCTTCTAAATCTTCATCCCTCATATTCTGGCAAACAAATAAGCAATCTAACGCTGTCATTGCCGAGCCGGGGAAATTATCAATCACGATGTAGTTAAGTTTTCATAAACCAAACTAATTGCATCCAATTGGAACAATTCGTTTTTATTGTTTTTAATTACTGGTGCTAGATCAGTAGAAGTAATTTCAACCGCTACTAAATCTCCCGGCCTAGTATCTCCGGTCAATTCAATAGGCTCTGTTTCCAAAGTTAAATCTCTAGGATCAAACCTAAAAGAAAGACTAGCCGTTCCGGTTGAAACCGTGTCAACCCCAAGCCACATTTTTTGGATACTAGGACGCTTAGAATCGAAAAAACTCATAATCATTTCAAACTCAAATGGAGTCCCAGCTATATATGTTCCGGTAGCATCATTAGCCACAAATGCAGTCGGAATAGTAAAAGTGTTTGTCGCTACATTTGAAATAGTAAAAACTCCGTTATAATTCGTTGTTCCCGAAATCGTTACCTCATCTCCATTAGCTCTACCATGAGCAGCAGAAGTAATCGTTGTTATGCCAGTTCCGCCACTAGCCATAGCTGTTATGGCTTTACCTGTTTCTCTAGCATCATAATTAGAATCTTCATCAAGCTTATAAACATTGTCTCCGCTTCGCAGATAAACCTCAGAGTTAAGAACCGCAATATCACTGATAACCCAAGGAAATGTGTACTCGCTCCAAGCTGATATCTTTGCCGTTCTTGAAAAAGTAAAAGCAAAAATGCTTTGCCCTATAGCAATCAGATATTGCCCTAGTCTTGGATTGAAAACTGCTTGAGGTGTATGCGTTGAAGAAATTGGTAATAAATCTTGAATAACTGAATCAATCGGAGAACCAATATCAAACTCAGCTTGATTCCCGGTCAAAGCAGCTTCAGAAATTGATCGAAACCCAAAATCGGAAAGAAAATATAAATCCTGAAATAAATTAGTTATCCCACGATGGTAGGAAGTCGAAGAACCCGGTAGTAGCTGTGTGAATAAATGATTAGCAGGGTCAGGATCAACCGTCCATAATTGAGCGCCATCCTTAAAAAACACCACTAACTTATTAACTTGATACTGTCCAAGTGCCAAAGCGTTATCAGCTCCCCGTTGTTTCAAGCCTACCGCTAAAAAACCAGCATCACTACCGCTTGTCCAATCTCTAGGATTGCCAGTAGCAGAAAACTTTACATTGTCACCATTGATTGCCCATATCTTATTTTCAATCTTTACGGCTGCTTTTGTTTGAGGGCAGTTAGCATCAGTAACTTTAGTAATTGCCGAGCCATCAAGGTAATGGTGTAGAACCGTTCCATTGCTATACTCAACCGTTACATATATATAGCCATTAAAAACATCTCCAAAGTGAATCTTAGAAACCATCACCGATGAAGAAATACCAATTGTCCATTGATCGTTTAAAGTGTGACCAAAATCAGATGCAAAGGTAACTTGAACGCCTTCTTGCAAATCTTGAGCGATCCCGGTAATTGCTACACCCGTAGTAAAAGAACCAGAATCTTTTTTCCATTTAAAGGTATTAGGTATCTTTTCCCAAGTACCAGTAGCATCATCAGCAGTAAATATTTTACTAATTACAAATGTATTTGTAGTAACACCGCTAATTGTAAAAATCCCGTTATAACCAGTAGTTCCTGTAATATTTAGTTCCATCCCATTACTTAAACCATGGGAAGCCGAGGTTACGGTTGTAGTATTGGCTAAAGGATTAGGGCTTAATTCCCATGTTCCAGTAGCATCATCAGCAACAAAGGTGTCTGTAATAACAAAAGTATTAGTCGCAACACTAGAAACTGAAAACGTGCCGTTATAACTTGTTGTCCCTGAAATCGTAACGCTATTCCCATTACTCAACCCATGATTAGCTGAAGTTATAGTGGTTGTGCTTGCCCCGGCACTAGCCATAGCTGTGATAGAACCCTTATTAAGCTCCTCAAATTTAGTTATTGATCCTGTTACTTTTCCATCAACTATTACGGTAAAAGTTGGAGTGCCAGCCCCCGTATAACTTCCTCCAGAAGTTAAATCATTCAATCCCGAACCTGTAAAGCTTGCAGGATTAACATTTGAACCTGCTACTTGGTGAGCCTCAAGTAATGCGTTTGCATGAGTAATTGAACCGGATTCGGTAAAGGTATTCAGTTTCCCCAGAGCAGGAATCAAACCATAAGTTCCAGTTTCAAGCCGGGAAATTAAAGTTGTTCCTGGGCGTTTACGAATAGCTTTACCCGTTGTCACATAACCGTTTTTTAATTCTCTTAAACGGTTGGCATCAGAAACGGATGCGCCTTTTCGCAAATCCTTACCTAACCCAAAATCTTGAAACGTAATTACTGGCATTTAAATATCATCCACATGAACATGGCGAGTAAATTCAGAATATTCCCTATCGTGAGAAATGCTACTCCCAGAATTAAGACGGGAATAACGCTTGCTGCCCAGCCCCCCAGACTTTAAACGCTGAAGTAAGGCGTTTAATTGTTGGACATAAACTTGTGAGTCACGATGCCCATAATGCGATTTAGCGTTACTAATTGCATGAAGCAGAATTAAATCCCCGTCAATACTTGCTCTGTCAGCATCTTGAGTAAATCTTCCAAGACGTTGAACATATTCCAGCCAAATCTTATAACTAGCAGAATCAGGGGCTGGCCATATCTCTATTTGATTTCTAATCTCATACCGAGAAGGTTTGTTTTCTGTGGTTGTATAGTTGTCGTGGTTCCAATCTATACCTTCAACCAAAGGATAAATATTCGGCAAAGAAGAACTCGTATCTTCTGCAAGCACCTGAATCAACCTATCTGGGTCTACTGCATCAGGCCAATCATATAAAGTCTGTGACTTATTCGTAACGATTGACTTATCAACTGAAATTAAAAACTTCCAATCAAACTGATAATATAATTGAGTCTGTGCATTTCTAAGGAAGCTATCTATAATTGAGGTGTTAGCTCCAGACCTTCCACCAGTGGAAGCAAAGCCGAGCCTATCCCTCAACTCCTGTCGCAACTCCCCCAATGTTCTCTTTAGCGGTAACGCCATCTAGTCCAGCCTTTCTTGCCAGATTCAGCAAAATACTTTTGTTAGCCATAGGTGCGAAATCTACATTATTACTTTTCAATAAAACTTTTAATTCGTTCCCGGTCAAAGCAGCAAGACCATCCTCTTCAGCTCTTGCTCTATCCTTTTTATTAGAAGGGGCTGCATAAGCTCCTTTACCAAACTCAGAGGTGTATTTAGCAGAAGCTTCATTTTCAAGTTTATTGTCGTGCCTTGGGCCATATACATATTCAATCCATGACAACTTTATTTCTGGGTGCATCCCGTAATATGATGAAAGACGGTCATATTCTTCGTGGTAATCAATCTCTTCAACTTCATACCTAACAACGTCACCCTCAACTTGATACTTTTTACCTTCAGGCATTACAAGTTCACGCCTACTATATTTTTCAGCCGTGCCATCACCATAAATAGCTTCCAAAATTTTCACTTCATGCTCAAATACAGTCTTAGAAATTTTGGTTTGCATA